CTCCAACCAATGTTTGGATAAGAGCATTGTTTCTAGCTTGCTCAGTACCGCCTCCGCTCACGTTGCGACGGATCGTCTCTCTAGTTGTCACCGGAGATTGCCTCACAGTGTTTTGGTCACCCCCAAGCATTTGGGCTGGTGCAGCAAACGTGATAAATCGCTTGAACTCTGGCCTGTTTTTCAATCTGGCAATTTCGTCAACGATGGCTTCGGCATCGATCGATGCTCCCGACGCCTGGAACATGGGCCACAGCGGGGCGATTTGTTGCAAGACTTGGAACAACTCTTGAAGTTTTTGTTCTGGAGTTTTGAAGACCATTGAATATGGTTCAACTCGGAAGTCATAGTCTTCGAACTCTCCCTCCCGATAATCTGGCGTCCAGTCTGAATTGACGCTAATACCAGTGTTCTCAATAGACATCGAAGTTCGAAGTTCAAGCGTCGAGTCCTCCCACATCAACCTCCCTAAGTCTAAAACAACATCCGAAGCGAAAGAAACAACTGCCATCCGCATGTCTGCTACGTTTTTAGAAACGTTCCCGTGGATCAACTCCTCTTGTCCAAGAGTCGATGCCTGGGATCCAAGACCACCCATTGCTTGCAAATTGCCAGCAAAACGGTCGTATTCTGCCTGCAGGAATGTTGCTAGCGCCATATCTCGCTGGTCGATCCCACCAACCTGAAACTGCTTGATTTGTTCTGGGCTGCGGCCCCTGTACCACCCGTTCCGTTCTGATGTCCTCAGCCTCTCTGCGTCGTCCTCCATACCTGGAGGGTAAACGTTAACCACTCGATGAGCGTCGGAGTCGTCTTCCATTCGACGGTGAAGCCTGTTCTGCAAGTCGTGCATCCCCTTTAAATTAATAGCTGGCGATGTCGGGATAACATTGTCTGGAGTGTCGCCAAGAGAAAGAAACTTGTAAGGACCAGCTTGAGATCCAACCCATTCTCTTTCAATGAGAGGAGGAAGATCTGCTTGATCAACAGCAAACGTTGCGATGGAGTTGTTTTCGGCAATCCAAACATCCATCATCCATATCATGTCTTTTAAGTCGTCGTCTTCGGCAGTCCCCCAGTCCGAAGCAATATCCCTTGCAGCGCCAACAGAATCTTGGTGTCGTCGATCGGTTGGCTTTAGCTTGTCTTTGACCTTTTTGTCGTACCCTGGTTCGTCCATGACTTTTTCATAGTCAGCACGATACCTGTGCCCGCAATATCGCATCTTGTTCAGTTCTTTGGCGGGCATGTCTAAGATCAGGTCGTCTATAGAAACGCGATTGAACCAAGGCTGACCTGGATCTAGCCAAACATCTTCTTCTGATTCGAGGATCCCGTGAAATCGAGTGTCGGTGTCTCTCATCATCACGACGCCGCATCCAAGACAAAAGAAAGCATCCATGACAATTGCTCGAATAGTCTTATCGAGCGTCATGTCGCTTATGAGTTTGTTGAGATTGACCTCAAATCTCGCAGCAAACGGTAAGGTTTCCATTCGCGACGTAGAAACCAATACCTGCGGATTGTTTGCGGCTAACGCAATCGTGTAGATGCGAGCCGTCTGGTTCATCAGGTTTACAAGAGTTTTATTTTCCGCACCTGATTCTGCGTACCAAGACCCAACGTAATCTTTGATAAGCTCCTTGCGAACACGACGAAACGGCTCCATCGCATCACGCGATGAGCGTATGGCTTTGAGAAGTCTTGCTCGTTTTTCGTCGTTTGCTAAGTCAAACATCCACAGCCGAAATAGGTACGGAATTATCCCGAAACTTACTTCGACTGGGTTTTATCTCCAGCCTCAGCTAGCTTGACACTGTGTCAAACAGCTTTTTTGTTAGACGCTGGCGATTTCGATCCTTCGAGAACCGCCTTTGTTTGTGCCAAATTCAAAGCAGACTGAGAAAAATGCAACGCCTTTTGGGCGTCTGGTTGAGCTTTCACTTGGTCAGCCAATTTTGCGATCGCGACATCAATTTTCTCGTTCAATCCTTCTTCCATCTTACACCAATCCTTCAGGTTTTATCCTTGAATCTCATCTACGCAACACATCACGAATGCCATATTTTGGACTGCCCGTGTTAATGCTACGCCGCTCCTGTCGCTCTCGCCACAAAAAGCTTCCAATTTCTGGATTCTGACCGTTTTCCGTGTCGCTGTCAACTTTCTCATTTGCGTGCTCGGATGAAAATATATACCAGCACCCTGCTGCTGAAATAGCTCTGTCGGCATGATTTTTATTGCCAGCACCCTTATTTTTTGTTGGAACATGCACAAGTTTATCGCCGTCCCATTCATATTCTCCGCACTCTGTAATCATCTCTTCGGAACGCGGAATGTATAAACCCGCATCCATTGCCATCGAAATTCGATCAAACAAGTCTGCCTTGTCTGAATCTCTTCGAACTGGCCAGCCTACCCTGCGAGTCTTCGTTTGAGATCCAAATTGCTCAGAAGTTCGATAAAAAACATTCCAGTACCCTAGTTTTGCAATTTCGTCGGCAAACCCTCCAGAGTTACCCGCGTCTTCCCAGCCCAGCAAAGCTTTCCGCATCCACATGCAAATCGCCACCACGGTAAATGCAAATGCTCGAGGCTCAACTCCCTTGATTGCGTATTCCAGCACCTGTTCTCCATTGCTGTTGTCAAGCATGGATATGACAGATGGCGTTGCAACTGCCGACATGCCACCGGAAGCAACGTCGCAGCCTGCCGTGTAAGGTCCGAGCGGAGGAGAAAAGTCTATCCCAGGTCGGAACCACAACCGTAACGGACCATCGTCCCTTGGCGAAAGCCCAACAACTTCCGGCCTTTCTTTGTCGATTACAGGAACACCCTGCCAAACAGGTCGTTTGCAATGCTCTTTCTTCATCCGCTCAAGCAAAGATGGCTGAAAGCACTTGCTAGCCGCGCCCTTCGCATCCATGTCGAGTTCTCTAGCGATAAACCGAGGTGTAGCACCTGGAAGAATGCAGTGCGAGTCGTACCACGGCGATCTGAACTTACCTTCGATAACATGCCCTCGCCGCTCAATGGCCCTCAGTTCGCGAGAGTGTTTTTTGATGTATTCATCAACAGCCTCTTGGTCTTCAGGTCTGACTGCTGTCGCAACACCATTTTGGCGAACGTAGGCGTGCTTGGCATGAACTGGGTTGTTTTTCCAGTCCAGTGAGTAGACTCGAGGGTTATCTGGATCTGTTGCCGATTCGTAGAACACACCAGCGTCAGCGCCAAACGTTGAACATAGAAATACGCAATTCGTGACGTGGGCAACACTTGACATGATTTTGAAATCAACGCCACCAGCAATGAACTCTTCAGACCCAACTTCGTCAAAAGCAAACATGCTAGTTCGACCACCACGCGCAACATCCGCTGTCGCAGAATAGCCAACCCAAATGGAGTTTGTCTTCGGCAGCTTGATTGTGTGGTCAGTAATGTTGCGTTCGTACTTGTCAAGCATCCACACCAGAAGTTTGTCCAGCATCGAAGACAACTTGTTCATAACCGCAGACGGATCCTTAGAATCCATCATCTTTTCGTTACGAGAAACCAATCCTGAAGAGAATCCGTTTTCAAACAATGCGCGTCGAATCTGCACGCCAAGGTAAGTGTACGTCCCTCCTTGGGCTCGCGACTTCTTTACCGTCGCCGAAACTGGATAGCCGTACGTCATCCCTTCAGTAATCGTTTCGTCCATGCCTACGATTACAGATTCTTGGTGAGGCCAAGGAATAAACGGTCGGAGCTTGATTCGTTCTCGCGGTTCTTCTACCCATAAGGCAAAACCGAAAAAAAAGAGAACGTCGTTTTCGCAAGCTTGTATCAAAGCATCACGAAACTGCTGGTCTACCAACGCTCGTTCGCGGCATCGAATTCGCCAGCGTAGGTTTTCTTCAAGCCCGCGAGGGACTAGATCGTAAAAAGAAGCGCTCATACCAAGATTGTGCAACTTATGAACATTTAAGTCAAACTTAGCAAACGTCGGTAGTTGGTGCAATGTACAGACAAATTCTAAATCTCATCCAGCGTTAGTTTCTCAAACTTCGTTCCAACGCTTCACCGATCGACATGACCTTCAATCTCGCACGCAAAGTGCTTTCGTTCAGTCCGTACGCTTTAGCCCACTGTTTGATTGTCATTCGTTTACCGGCATGCGATATGCCGCAGGATCCGCAGCTCGTTGTATGCCCACTACGCAGGTGATCGAGTCGCACTTCAACCTGGGTTCCGCAATAACACTTGCATTGAAATTTGCGTTTGCCTTTATTTGCCATCTCGCAAATCACTTGCAAATCACCAAACATTTCACCGGGAAAAACACTAATCCTACGCATCAACAATCCCACTTGCGTAACGCTTTGTTGATTCGACTGTTCGGGTCTTTCGCAGTTTCTTTGCTCGTCAACTTTGCCTTCATACCCGACATTCGAGCGCAAAAACTCTCGCGTCTGCCTGCATCTGCTTTGCTTTTCTTTGCCTGTTCCTTAGAAACAGGTGGCTTGAGATTCATGCCCTGTGCCTTCGCCGACGCACGACCCTTGGCGTTAAGCCCGCCTTCTGGGTTTTTGCCCTCTTTGCGGGTCCAAGCTGGTGACTTCTTTCCAGCCATATTACTTACCCTTTGCTTTTGGTTTTGATTCAGCCTTCTTTGGAGGGGCGTTGGATTTCTTGCAACTTCCCTTGCTGTACGCCTTTTTCCCCTTCACAGGCTCGTAACCCTGCCAGCATCTACCCTCTTTCATGCGAACAACCCTTTGCACAAGTGTCATCTAAGTGTCATTTGCAACACACATCCGACAAAGCCTAGCAGAATTGCCCCAAAAACACAAAAACACCAAATAGGATCCCACCCTAATTGACTTTTTGCGTTTCTGGGGCTATCGTTGGGGCAGGAAACCTGTTTGTTGCTTTTTACCAAGGAGATTTATGATGACAATTGCGGTTTACATGAGGGTCAGCACGACCGAACAAAACACGGATGGACAAAAAATGGAGATCAACAAGTGGATACAAGGGAACGGAATCGATCCCAAGCAAGTGCAGTGGTACATCGACAAGGTCAGCGGTGCGACACTAGAGCGTCCAGAGCTTGATCAGTTGCGAAAAGATGTTTTTAACGGCGCCATTAAAACTGTTGTCGTTTACCGCCTTGACCGCTTGTCCCGTAACATGCAAGACGGGGTAAACATCCTTTGCGATTGGTGCGAAAAAGGCGTTCGCATTGTTTCAACGTCCCAGCAGATCGATTTTTCTGGGATCACTGGCAAGATGATGGCCGCAATCATTTTTGCTATCGCACAAATGGAACTCGGAAACATCAAAGAACGCCAAACCGCTGGCATCGCAGCCGCCAAAGAACGAGGTGTCTACAAAGGACGCAAGCCGGGGGCCATCAAGGCAGGTGTCAATCTCAAGAAGGTCGCCAAACTCCGAGAGAAAGGCTTCACGCAAGAGGAGATTGCTCGGGCAATGAGCCTCAGCATTAGCACCGTTGCCAGATACTTGAAGCGACTGCAGGAAGCGGCGTGACGTTCGGCTACTCCTCGTCGCTCACTTCATCCGCAAGCATCCTTCTGAATTCGCGAGATTCCAAAACAATCGCCTTTGCCAATTTTTCTAACGACTCAACGGCTCGTTGCTTTACATCTTTCTCTACAGCAACGAGCGATCTGTCCCGCTCGTTCTTTGCGAGCGACTCTACTAACTCAGCAGCTTGCATGTGGAACTCTTCTTTTGTGCTCAATCGATCCGAAAACGATCGAGAACGATCCGCTGATCGCAACGCACGCTTTCTGTGCCACTCCGCAAGAGACCGAACATCCATTTGCATTACTCCTCCCTATTGCAAATCCGACAACGCTATTTGCTGCGTGTACCACAATTCTAGCACCTTTGGCGGAACGAAATCCGGCTCGTCATGCGGATTTCCCTCAACGTAAATATGCGGGTTTGAACCGTCTGGATTGCAACTGTACAGGTAAACCCAGAAAAACCCGTCCCCATATCGCTTCTCTTGCAGCTTAGTCTGCTGTTCAAGGCTCGGAACGTCAAATTCTTGACCGTCACCTGGACCGCCACCGATCAACTCAATTCTTACCATTGCATAACTCAAATATAAAAAACCGTTCCGGTAAAAATAAGCAGGCTATTTCGCTTTCGCGTAATCTCTCTACGGTTCCCCCGCATCCCCGTAGTTCATCTGGGAGCTACCCAGCGAACTCTTGTGGCACTGGAAGACCAAGACCTCGCAAAAGACCGATAGCCTCTCGTCGTGTAATTGAATTGCTGACATGCAATTCACCCTGCACAAAATTACTAACAACAATGATTACGATGTTATTTTCGCTTCTAATAAACTCAATACCGTTCGCTCGCATGAACTGGTCAACCTCGATCTCTGAATCTAGCTCAGCCTCTTCCATCTGCATTTTTTTTGTAGCGCCCATAAAACTCACTCATCGTCAAACACCAACGAATAAACCTTAATCCACTCCACAAACCGCAAACCACGCATCCGAACAATACTGATCCTGCCAATCCACCACCCACACTCCGATACAATCCGACGACGACCTCGCCATTCCTTTGGTACAAAAAACTCACTGTCGCCAAAAGATATTGTAACGTCTTCGTTAGGGATCAACATACAATCACCTTATCAGCATTGACCCAACAGAGCAATGAGAAATTGTATTTCAACAAAAAGGGATATTCGTCCGGAGTCACGGCAATCGGGGTGGGGGTCTGGATCGATTTCCGGTGCTGATCGCTCCCGCCGGTCTCGTCCGCGATCGTCCGCGATCGTCCTCATCGCCCTCGCGACCCGTCAAATAGGGTCTGCAGTCCTCGAGCCTCAGAAACGCAGGGAAAACACACAAAAACCACGCAGAAAACCACCTACCACAAAGCCTATACCCCAAACGCCGTGGCAAATTGGCAGTCGGCTGATCACCCATCGGATTGCATCTCGGCGAGGAGCTTCCTGATATCGTCGATCGCCATCCGTTCTCGCCTCGTGTGCTCACGCTCGTCTTCGAGGGATGCCGTAGCCTTTGCAGCCACATCCACAAACTTCGTATACGCTCGAATGCTGGTTTCTAGCCATCCCAATGCAGCGTAGCTCGGCGCGGGTGTCAACGCCTTGGCCAGATCGACTACCGACCGATCACCAACCTCTGTGACGCATTGGAGCCGGTTAGCCTGAACCCATTGGATCTCGATGGCCAGCGGCGCATTGCCGGGAAGAGTCGGCCAGGATTCAGGAAGATCGCCAAGACCGATCACCTGAGAATCGGAGTCTCGATCCCGTGCGCGAGCGTGAGAGCCGCCAGCTTCACCATCGGCAACGCCATCCGACGATCGAGCCGCATCCCCTTGCTCACCGATCTTGTTCCCTACGTTGCTCCCCACACTGTCTCCCATTGCGCCGGGTTGGTCTTCCCAAGGCGTGGCGTCCGCTTCGGCCTCGGTCGTTGTCGTCGTGGTCGTTGGCATCGGTGGGAACATCTCCTCGATCGCGAGGTACGCGCGGCGTTGCGCGTCTTCCTTGTTGAGTCCAGCTTCCCGAGCTTCACGGATCAGCCCGTCTTTGATGGCGACAGCCTCGGTCCAGCGC